CTATATTACCAACTGTAACAAGTGTATTATGTACTACCGCTGTGTCACCTGTTAGATATGGTTTATTTTTTGCATTATCCCAAAACTTAATGTTATCAGTAATCCTTTCCCAACTACTTGGGATAAAGTTTGTGTCCTTTGTATCCCCCAATGCCCTATAAATATTCTTGGCATAATATACAACATCATCTTTTGAGTAGCTTTTATCTGCTTCCCAATCTGCAATACCTCCACTTCTTGTGACCTTTTCCCACTTGGTCTTAGCAAATGTATCACTTGACTTGTGTGCTTCCTTTGCTCTGTATAATTCTTTCTCAAAGATGATGATTTGACCCTTCTTATAGTCTTTCTGTTTTTCCCAATCTTCAAGAAGTGCAAAATTACCTACATACTCCCACTTATCTTCGTCATAGGTGACTGTTGATGTATGTTCAGTTTTGCACATAACAATATCAGTGCCATTGAGCACTGTATCTCCTACTGCATAGTAGGTATTCTTCTTCCATGCTCTGATACTTGAGAACAATTCAATCCATTTATCCTTGTCTGTTGAAAATACATTATCTGATACATGATTTACCTTGCACTTATAGATTGCATCTCCATAAATAACAAAGCTGCCAGACTTGTAATATGTACCACTCGTCCAGACATTGATTTTGAACTCTTCTACTGTTCCTTTATCTAATGTTACAATCTTAAATCTTGCAGTACCTACATTTATTTCACTTCCTGTAACATTATTAGTTGGTTCCGTTGTGTCACTCTGACCACCAGAAAGGCAAATAGCATACTGATTTGATCTTAGTGCTCCATATCTTATTATATCCCCATCTGTATAAGACTTATTCTTTTCCCACAACTCAAAGTGGCTTCGATCACCAACATGTGACTGCGGGGCTACTTTTTTATCAATATCTTCAATAACATCATTCCATGCTTTTGCACTTACCTGATCAGTTTCTTGTATTAGTTTTATCTTTAGCCTATCTGTTTCTAATGCCATAAAATCACCATCCTTATCTAGTTTATTATAACACATTTATGGCTTTTTGTCAATATATACACTAAAGGGGAAGCTGTTGTGCCTCCCCTTACTAATTATTATAGTCCCATTGAATATATTTCACCTTTTGAATCACGCCGAATGACATCTGTATTGACCCAATAAGCAGGTGTATTATCATAGGAATTATGCTTATATACATTAAATGGTTGTTTATATATAATACCTGAAAAGTTTCTGTGGTTGTGGAATGTTTCTGCACACTTCTTAAATAGTCCACTACATCCCGGATATACAACAAAACTATTTCTTACTTGGTGCTTTGCTATCGGATACTTTATTCTTATCATATCATTTTGATGTAGTGATACCTTTCTCCATGTATTCCCCATTCTTAAAAGTCCATCTGTAAAGTATCCACTCTCTTTTTCTCTTAGGTTTGTTGAGTAGATATACATATTATTAACAAATCTATCAACATATCCTTTTACTCCCCAATCTTCCAATTTTAACGCACAGGTGTTGTCATAAATACAGTTCTGACAGAAATAACTTAGCTTACATCTTGGTATCTGTCTGCTCATAATATTGTCTATTGCAACTGTAATTACTGCCTCACTCCCGCTAAACTCTACCTGCCTTATAGTTCCTGAAATGATCTGTATTACTTCATCATCAACCATATGCTTTCTGAACACCGATACTTCTACTTGTCCTAGTTCTGGTGGTGCTCCTTGATAAAGTAAGGCTACATTATTTGCCCTGTTTACTGTTATCGTACATGTTTCTTGATTTGATGTGGTTAGTATTTTAAGATCATCACTTCTCTTAATATATTCAGGTGAGAAAATATAAGATACACCATCTATAATTGCTCTTTGTGTTGTCTGTGCAGATGTATAGCTATATGATACATTTGCATATGTGAATCTATACATCTCTACTGGTTTTCCGTCTTGTAAAGATTTTTCATCTGTATCAAAAATTATCATCTACCTCCTTAAACACTAATCTAGTTGTTGCTACTACATTACTTTCATAATCTATTTGAAGATCGTCACTATCTAGTCGAACTAGATTTAGAAATGAGATCATACTAATATCATCTTTCTTTATTGCTTCATCAAAAGTGCCGCCCAAGATTATTTTTCCATATCTCTTCTTATTTATCATTTCATAGGTGTGTCCAGAAATTTTCATGATCTTATGGTTAAAGTCCTTTGTGAAGATAACAATATACTTCTCTCTTGCTGTGTTACCAAAAAACCTAAAATAATTATCAAAGGCTGTTAGCATTGACGTATCTCCTGCCTTAATATCAAAAGCAGGTACAAAATCATTTACCCATGAAGGAGCATAAAAACTCTTGTATCTTCCACCCATTCTTATGAAGAACTTTATCATGTTGTCTATCATTTTTCTATTGTGGAGCAATATTGTATATGAGTTTATGTCATAATATCTTGTATTCTTTAAGTCATATACGAACTGACCTGTTTCATTATCAAGATTTATGTAATTTCTATTTGTACTTAACATTTCTTCTTCACTTGTCCATGTTGGCTGCCACCAAAATACTTCTTTTTCGTTAAACATCTTTGGCAACTTGAACTGATTTATTTCCTCTAAGTCTCTATATTCAGATATTATGTGTTTAGGAAAGTTTTTTGTTGTTGTCTCTAACAAATCTAAGAAATTTAGTGTTGATGTTGCACCATCATGATAAACATACTTAACTGAATCTGATGGCTGTACTGCACATTTTCTTAGTGGATACAACCATGTATTTTTTGGGCTTAATGTTGCTCTCAATGGATTTCTTAATTCTATCACACCGTCATACACATTATTTATTTTAAGCACTGTGTTATATCCATATCCAGGTACATCATCTTTTGCAAATAATTCCATGTACTGACAATCTCTTAGCCCATATAGGTAATCTGAATCAACTTCAAGGTTTTTTCCTCCATTAAAATCCTTTCTAAGATACATGATATTCTGCCACATAGGTATATAAAAGGCATCTGAAATTCTTAATCTTCCAATTCCCCTTATCCACTGTGCTTGTATATCATCCATAGCATCATAGTCATAAGAATAACTTCTTCTGGGTTCACGTCTAAGCATTATTCTCTGCTCTTTTCCACTATATGCAGTTATTATATCAGTTTTGAAAGAATATTTTTCTGTTATTCTAGTTGCCATTTATTCACCTCCCGTAGTTAGGCGATAGATCAAGAAGCCATAGATCATACTTATCAAGATCATCGTGTGATATTCTACTTACATTATTGAAGAATCCATAAATCAACCATGGTTCATAGATTGGTCTATTATTCTGTGTTTCTCCCCTTCTCTTGATCGGATTTAACATTGGATATAAACCGTTTCCTGTTTCTGGCAGATCAAATTTAGGCAAACTCAGCGGTCTTGCAAATGCGTCTCTTGGAATTTTTATTGTTAATTTACAAATCTTCTCAAACGCATCTGTTTGCGACTCTACACTCTTAAATATAATATCTTTTGTTACTCTTAAATAAATATTATTATATCTAATAAGATTTCCTTTGAATAGTTTCATGTCAACCACAGGGTCTATGATTTCTTTCTCACTCTTTATTTCTGCACTTGGATCTTCTTCTCCAAAACCACAAAGGAATGTAACTTTCTCATCTTCCTTAATGATTGGTTCATTTTTTTCACTTATAATAATGGTTGATTTGTGTTTCTTACCATCATCACCATATATTTTTATCTTTCCATCTTCTATGACTATCTTAAATGAATAGTTTGTCATAGTTCCCGATGTTCTTGCAAACTGATATACTTCTGTATGCTCTTTATTTACAATCTTCTTTCCCCTACTTTTTACATCGTCTAATGTTTTATATTCAAGTAAATGGTCATCTGTCTTTCCATTTATGTAAACAATTCTTGTACCATTCTTTATTTTAACACCGTAAATAATCTCATTATAATCAAAACTATCTTCTTTTTTTGGCTCTAAATTATTCTTATCATAAAACTCATAGTTATTAACCCCAACATTATTTATTGCTGTATTCTTTGTGATTGCGCCGCCACTGGCTATGTTATTGTTCTCAATGTAAATATATGCACCAATATCTGATTTCTTTTTATTCTTTTGGAAATCTCCATCAACATAAAAATCATATACACAATACTTCCACTGATTTGGGTTTGAACTTGCTAGGTTTATTTTATACAGGAATGATGTATGGAATGCTGTCCTATACTGATAGTATGTATAAACCTTTTCTACTTCAACGATTGGTGGTGGAACTATTTCTGGCTTTTTAGGATCATACATGAATGTATATCTATTTGGGAAGTATGCTAAATACTTTTGTGCAAAGTTATTGGGTAATACTTCATACTTCCCCAGTTCATAGATATTACACACACCTCTTAGGTCTGTATAAACAAACATATCAAATTTCTTTGGCTTCATCTTAGCAGGAATCAAGAAGGGATAAATCTTTGACCCATCTTCTGGTGTTAGATATATCTCAAACTGATGGCTATTGAATATAGTAAAATCAATCTTCATGTCTGCTAGTGATTGTATATTATTTCTTCTGAGAACTAAAACATTATTATTATCAAACACCTTAAATGTCTTATCAGGATAGTTGTACTTATACAGAAACCCATCTTGTCTTGTTAAGATGTTTAAGCCATCTGTATAAGCACCTACCATTATATCTAGTCTATCCCAAAATCTATGATCCACTAAATCACCATAGTATACTGACACCCTACTTGATATAAGATATTGGACATCCATTAACCTAATGCCATTAGCAAATGGTCTTGATGTATCTAAATTAGCTAGATTTTTTGGTGTACTCTTTTGCAAGTTTTTCATTATTATAATGCTTTTCTTTGACATATTATACACCAACCTCTACTTCTGTCCAGTTCTGTAAAGTTACTCTCTTATAATATTTTGACTTGCCGCCAAAATCACACCTAACAACAAAGTCTTTACCAAGGTCAATCTTATGATATAATACCTTATTGTCTTTGTAACCATCTAATTTATATACAGTATCAGTAAGCACATATCTCTTACCATCTTGTGCAAGAACTCCAATAGTCCTTTCTTCTCCAACAAACACAAGCGGTGAGTAATTATATGTTACTGTTATGTCTACACCATTTTTATCTCTTGTTACTACTGTTGTTTCTCTACCTATTTTTTCTATTGCCTGTTTAACATCATCTTCTGTTGATACAATACACATTATTCTAGGAACTGCATAGATGATATGCTTTTCATATGAGTAGTAAGAATCAAGATTTCTCGTCTTATCATGTGTCTTTATTTCTAATGTTACATCATTATGATCTTTTAGCTTCCTATCCATATTCTTACAGAAATCTTCCCACTTTAGCGTCATGTTCTGTGTATTCTTTTCAACACCATTTTCTTTGTATTTTCCATCAGCCACTATGCTAAACTCAACATCGCCGCTCTTCACGGTTATAACATTTTGAACATTTTCATCAACAAGATACTCTGTTGTGTCTTTATGCTCAATGATTTGGGGATTTGTGAATTTATTTCTTCCATAAAACTCAAACAACATATCATGCGTAAACACCGTACCGCTTGGATAATTGTATGCCATAGTAGTAAGTTCTCCCCTATCTGGACAGAATCTAAGATTAGCCATAATAGATGGTGATTCGCTTCTTCTTCTTGAGACAAATCCCTCAGTCTTTGAATAACTAAATGGCTCTGCTTCTGATACTGTATATGTTGTAAGTTCAAGGCTCTCTGTTGCTGCTTCGCCATTTCTTGTTGCTGGATCACTTCCACTTATAGATAGTCCTGTATTTAAGAAGAAACAGATACTCTCTGCTGTATGTACCGCAGGTAATGTATCATATACTCCACGAATGACTTTACTAAGGTTGTAATTTCCATTAGGAAGTCTTGTAATCTTCTCAAACGATATAATCTCATTATCAACAATCAATAGATTTAATCCACTCTTGTTGTTGTACCTATATGGATCTCTTTCTGCTTCTTTTATGTAGTTTGAGAAGTCTGTTTCTGCATTCGTCCCTATTGGTTTTATTTCAATGCCCTCATCTAAATTTGCATAATCTTCTGGGAAGCCATACATTACTCTGCCAACCATTGAGAATTTTGTTGAGTTGCTTGACTTATCATAGTTTCCAAATATCCTTCTCCAAATATACCACCCCATACAGTGTTCTGATGGTTGTGCAGCGTATGCGTGAATGAATGTATCAAGGCTTCTGGTAACCTCAAATGGCATTTCTTCGTATCTGTACCTTACAATAGAAACGGCAGGATGATCTTCTTGATCCCATGATGGAATCTCGCTATATTCATATTTTGTGCTATCAAATCCAAACACATCTTCAATGGCTGTTATTTTTATTTTTCCATCTGTTAGTGTTCCGTAGTTAATGTCATTAATTCTAAACACCTGTTCTTTTATACCATATGGTGTCCACGTTACTTTTATAACATCCCCGATAACAAGATCATAACCATGTCTATTGCAGACAATTTCTATACTTGCTAATGGATACCCTGCTGACAACATCTTTGTTTGTGCCATTGTCTTTGCATTATCTGGTGTTGTAAAATAAGTTCCATCATAACTATTTTCTACTTGGTTCTTTGTGATTCTTACGTTTGCTTCATCAAACACAGTAACAGTTCCTTGTTCATACTTTGACACATCATCTGCCATTGTAAAATTTACTGATGATGCTGATGAAGTTTCGCCCCAATCAAGTCTTGTGTATGTTAGGCTCTCACAATTATCCATGTCAAATACTGGGATCTTATCTGGATCATAGTCTGACCTTATTAACCTGAAGGTTAGCTTTCCTGTAACAGCACTTACAAACATAATTCCATTGATGTGGTCTAATATTTTTGTAATGTACTCTCCTGTTGTAGCTGTTTGGTTAAATAGACAAGAGATTCCCATTTTATCTTCTTCACATCTTCCACCAATGGTTATTAAACTATCTATATCAATCTTCCTGTCTGGGTAATTTGCTCCCCACAGGTCATTTTTAAGTATCTCATAAATAACCTCTGCTGGGTTTGCATCATCTCCGAGCCTACCTAGTTTCCACTGACCTTTCTCAACAAGATCAAGTAATGGTTTTGCAATATTCTTTAATTCGTCTCTGTTAGTAGGTGGATATTTTTCAATTAGTGCATTTAGTTTTTCTTTTAGTCCTTCAAAAGCTGTGTTTACTTCTGACTCAAGGAGTGGTCTTTGTGTTTCAAGTTTTGCTAGTTCTCTCTTTAGATCTTCACAAGACTTCTGTGCATCTTCATCATCCACACCAGATAGATACTCAATCCTGTTTTTTAACATCTGAATAGTATCTGTATTTTCTACTAGCTTTTTATGTGCTTTTTGGTATTTATCTCTAGCCTTTTTGAACTCTGTATACTCTACTCTTATAAAATCTCTTACCGTCTTGTCCTGCGATTCTATATATGAAATAATATCTGGCAGATATTCTGATATAGCATTATCAAACTTCTGTCTTATTCTATCTTGGTGTTCATCTGATAGTCTTGTAGGATAGTTTAGTACCTCAAACCACATCTCGGGAATACTTGCTTGCTTTCCAATATATGCTCTTGGTACTACTGCCGTCATAAACTTTGGATATAGTGGGGTTAGTCCCTTTAATTCATTTGGTATACTTGGTTGTTGCATTTCTTTTACCATCCATGAATCAAAGTTCTGGCTTTCTGTTCCAAAATATACTCTTATATCTCCTACGAATCCGCCGCCCTCATCAACACCACCAAAAAGATCTGGTTTGTCAATGTGCGCTATTATTCCTGTTTGATTATCTGCTTTCCACGCTACGCTACTGTTATTATCCCAAACACCTTGTTCAGTTGATGATTGAACGCCAGAATCATATACATCCATCCAGACTTTCTTTAATCCTATATTCTTTCCAGTCCAACACAAAATGTTCTGCCAACCAAGATAATACTTAAATCCTTTTTGTATGGTTGTTCTTCCAGCATGTCTATTAAATAGAGCCATAAGTAGCCACAATAAAAAGTTCATAATAGCCATCATTATTAGTTTGTTGTCTCTACCGTTCGCAATATCTATTGCTTTGCCACCACCAGTATTTGTAATAACAACATGTTCTCTTGGTAAGAATGCAATAGTTAGTGCCAGAATAAGCATTTGTAATAGCACATCTCTCACACTTAATTTACTGTGCATTCCATATTCTTCCGTGTATGGTTCTGAGCCAAAATCCCCATAATATGACACAAGAGGGTTTTTTATCATAACCCTCCCAAGTGCCACTGGTATTGGACTTCCAATACTATTTGTATTATCTGCTGTGTATTTTGAAGGTTGAGCAGATGATGTATTTCCACCACCCTTGCGCCTATTAAACAAAAATAATAGAAGTGATGTAACTCCCCAACCTATAAAGCTATTAAACCCACCATTTCCTGCTGAGGTATTACTTTTTGACAATATATCACTCCTTTACTGTATCTTCCTGCGCGATTCCTATTCCATCAAACCCCCAATTTCCTCTGCGTCTTCCCACTGAAAATACTTGGTTCTGAATACCACTCTTTGGATAGCTTCTTTCATATACTCCTGCTGTCTGCATGTTTAGCATACACAGGAAATATATACCTGTTGCGTGTCCAATAGCTGCATATAGGTCAAGTTCTTCTGGATCTACTTTTACAGCAAAGAATATTGGCATATCTACTGTAATTCCGTTTAATGTATTGATATTTCTTCCCCACTCAAGTCTGCCAAGAGACTGCATGTATCTATAATTAGGTATTACACCATTCATGTTATCTCCTGTTCTTATTGGTAGTGATAGTTTCTTTCCTGTTATGTTATCTGTTCCACTACTCGCCCACAAGATGTGTCCTCTAATATCTAGTGGTGCTTCATCAATATCACATCTTACAAATGTAGTTGTTTCTTCCCCACTCGACAATAATGGTCTTGTAAATCTATCTGATATAATATCATCATCTGCATACGTTAGATATGCTGTTTGCATCATGTGTCTATTAGCACTTCCACTAAACCACGCCCCTCCATTCCACGCTTCATATTTAACGAGTGTCCCAAAAGCAAGATGGGTTGTTTGGAAAAACCGTTTATCATTCTTATTCTGTTTAACCAAACTAAACAAAAATGTTTCTGACGGTGCAATTATATGGTTACAATAAAGGGTATAGGTGTTTTTAAGTTCCTCCACTTTTCGTAAATATTCTTCGTATAATGCTTTTAGTCTCAGGTACTCTTTGTACTTTGCAATATCCGCTAGGTATTTATTATAAACAACTATTAGTGCATTATATTTTTCTCGTGCTCGTTTTATTGCTTCTTGATACTTAGCAAGATATTCGTTGTACTTAGCAAGATCTTTATCATAGTTTTTTATCTTTTCCTTAAAAGAATTATAAAAAGAAGAGTTCATGTCACAAAAATCTTTTATTGCTTGTCCACAATCAAGAATGTATTGGTAAGCATCATCATCAAGAAGAAGCATAAAAGACAATGTTCTTTCCTGCGGAACCATGCTTGCATCCTTAAAACAGTCTCTTCCGCTAGCAAGATGATTTTCAAAAAAAACATGATAGGCATACGCCCTCTTGTTTTTATATTTTTCTGCTATGCCCATAAAATCCTCTACTTTTTGTGTCAACAATGTCTTCAAATCAAACACTCCACCACTACCATTATTTGCAGCAAAAGCATCTTCTTTTGACAGATTTATAAATTCTCCTAGTGTCTTATTCCCAACGGTCAGTTTTGTTAAGTAATCATCAATAAATGTTGGTAGTTTTTGATCTATAGTGTATCCATAATAACCGTTTAATGCGGTGGCGGCTGAAAGGGAAGAAAGACCATACTTGTTTTCGTAGTTTATTCGCGCTGTTCTTCTTGATACATCGCTGTTTGTTCTCATTAGATCCCATACGGATTCACTAAATACAACCCAAAAATTTCCTAGCTTCTTTATATTTGGATAATAGCCAAACTTTGTTATTTGATAAGTATATCTATATGTTTTCTTAAAAAGCTCAAGATCTCCATTGAAATATTTATCTAAATATTCTTTGGGTGTAATTCCACTGTCAAACGCAAACGAGATTAAAAGCCCTGTGTTTGCAAGTCCTTCATGATACCCTTTAACCCACTGATCTTTTATAATTTTTCCACTGTTTGCCCTAATCCCCTCAACTGAACCCCAAATGTCATCTACACCAGTATAATAATTGAGCATAGTTGGTTTTGTGTTTAGAAAATCTCCATGAATACCTACTGGCTTAATGGGTTTATCAACCTTTGGTATTGCGTCTGCTTCGCTAGTGTCCATCTGGGGTGCTTCCTGTGGTGCAGGTTCTTCCACTTCATCTGGCTTTTTTACTTCTTCTAGATCCTCTAGTCCTGTTGACACCGGCATCCATGTTCCTTGTACTTCCTTATCCTTAAATTTTAATGGGACATTAAATTGATTATACCATCTCTGTGTCTTTGAGTATCCTTCTGATACTACCATCCCTATTCCGTGGTAGCCCTTATGTTTTTCTACTGGTTTGACATCTTGCTCTGCATCATCATTCACACCAAAAATCTGTGTTCCATTTGCTGAACGCAGTGTTACATAATATTCCTGTCTATTATCTTGAAATGTAAATCTCTTTCCATCATTTTCTGTTCTAGTGAAAATATCTGTATCTCCTCTAAGTGGATCTGATACTGTACTACCAACTGTTTTTACATAGTCATGTATCTTTTCTATAACTTCATCTGGTGTTGTGAGATTTTCATACTTTACAAATGCCATTTACTCACTCCTTCTCTTGTTTGAAAGCAATTCCATTATATCCAACATCACCATATGCTTGTCTCCTTCTTCCTGTCTGGAAACAATTATAGATAGCCTTGTCGATTGGATAGTTGCTCTCTTTCATAGTATCTGTAAACATATTATACATATTTACGTAATTTACAACATCTGAATACCCGTATAAGCTATAAATATTTAACTCATTTGGGTCGCGCTTAACATAAAAATAAATAGGAAGTATTAGTGAGATACTGTTTAGTGTATTAACATTTCTTCCCTTTTCTTCCTGCTTTCTTGACATTAAATATTTATAAGTAGGTAATGTTCCTTCTTCTAAAGAATTTGATGCCACCAGTGGGATATAGTGTTTCATATTTAGTGTTGTTGCCCATATTGGTAATACTCTAATGTTTGGTAACTGTGATGTCTCCTTATCATAGTCTCCATCAAGAACCACTTTTGATTTTTCTTCTCCCAAAAGCCATCTGGTATTATCTCTGTACCCATACTCATCAATATCTGTTCTCAAGAACCAGTTAAACTTGTGTAGTGTATTTCTTCCTTCAAGTATCTTTGTGAAGTGTCTTACGTTTTCATCTTCAAACGGATAATCCACCCATTCTCTTTGTATATCGTGTTGTATATAACCATCAAGTAGCTTGAAATGATATTTGATGGAATCCTCTAATGCACTTGGTAATATGTTTATATATGAATACATATATATGTAGTTATTTGCGGCTCTGTTAAACATACTTCTATGTATTAGTTCTATTGTTAGACAGAAATCTCCACCCATTAAGAAAGTAGCTTGCTGTTTGCTGTTTCTTTTTAATCCACCAAAACACATGTTATATGTGATGGTATTAACATACTTGTCTGTTCCCCACTCATATTCTATTGGTTTCGTTCTTATGCCAGACAGTAAAACCATTCCATCTTCTTTTTCATAGTTACACACAAGTCTTGTAACATCATACATTGACAAAGATGGGAATATAAAATACTGATTTTTCTGTATTTTTGTTGGTTCTGTTAATATACCAGATTCAACACTTTTAATAGTATCATTTACTATGATTCCTTGTTGATAGAATATATCTTTTGAATCATCATACTCTGTACTTGCAATCATATGAATATACTTGTTGCCAGTTGTAAAAAAGATTACATACATATTTAGTCTTGTATTCTTAACTACTGCATAAGTATATGAATCTCTAATAGTAAAAATTTCTGTTGGCGGATATTCTTTCTTTTTTGTTGCAACCACTACATCATATATTCCTGTATGTAACAAGAAATCCACAATAGACTCTATTAAGTTTGTGCTTGATTCTATGTTGTTATATTCTTTTCTCACTTTATCACTCCAAACTTATTAGTAATCTTGACACCATCTTGTTAGTCCAAGATGATTCTGCATTCTTTGTGTGTATTTCTGATAGCTTTCTTGCATCCCAAAACTTTGGGTCATTCGATGTTCCTATGTATCCATCATAGTCCCACAACCTACTTTCCCACACACATGGAATTGACAAGAACTTCTTTGTTCCTATCATTATTTCACCATGTGGCAACTGTCTACTCCAACAGAAAGAGGCTCTTGGTATTCTTCCTTTAATCCCAACATCTTCTTTATTAAATACTACCAACACATCTTGTGTAAGACCACCACGCTTATCTTTATTTGCCCCAAAAATAACTAAGTGTGAATCTCCATGCCATCTATTGTCTGTTCCCCAAGGGAATGTTGTATCACTTTTAGTTCCAATATCAAATGTAGGTTTATCAAGTATCTGTCCCCACTCATATATCACACCACAAGAGAAATAGTTTTGAATACGTGCTTTTTGCTCAACATTCCATATGTTTCTCCATATTCCTTCTGGTGCCAATACCTTGAAGTTTGATAGTTCTGCAAGATTAAACTTACATGGGTGTAATAGGTTATTATTTGATAATGCAGGATTTGTAATATCTAGGTCATAAGAATTTGCTCCTGTGATAGTTGGTAAACCACCATAAACAGGGCTTACATATCTCCAATAATCTTCTCTTAATCCTTGATTTCCACCTGCAACATATAACGGAAACCTGTAACTATCATCTGCGAATGTGTCCATCATTCCAAAGTTTATTGACTGATACATGTCTGGAAGCAACCCATTATTTGAAAATCTAATAGATATTGTTGCCGAGTAATCATCTTTTGTGAACCAATATTCAAGATTACCTTCTCTGATAGTATATGTTTCTGCATTGGAATCTGTCATGGTTAGCCAAGGACAACCAGTTCCTGGAAATCTTGGTAGCTTTATTGGTGTATCTGATACTATTCCACCCATTAAAATCTCTCTTGCTTCAAGCAGGTTTAACTTGTTATCATATTCTCTTGTCTCATCTTCACATGTAATCCCGCCCTGCTCACACATCCACAACCTTTCGTCATACAATGTGTGTAATCCAACAGCAATAAATTCTCCCGGTTCAACAAATGGATTTTCTACATTAGGCTCTCCATACTTTGTATAAATCTTCCTATCTGAGTACAGACTTACGTCATATCTTACTCTTGTGTCTATTTTATAGGTCTCTGCATTAAATGGTCTAGGTAGTTCTCCTGACTTTCCTCTTTCATATTCAGGACACTCTACTGTCCTTAACCAATTTGAGTATGTTGTTTTCTTTAGTAGTGTATGCTGAAAGCTAACATAAAAACATGGTATTCTGTTGTCATTCGTTTTATATTTTGGTATTGGTACTTTTAATGTTGTCCCATAAAACGAATGATCTATATCATACTTCAACAATTCCCACGGATTATTATTCTCTGCTACATTTGATGTTAAAAAACTAACAAATTTACTTATCAACTCATCAAATGAGTTGACTTTTCCGCGCTCATACATATTACACCATTTCTATTGCGAAATAACTATTATGGTCGCGGTCTTGCTTTGTATCAAAGACAATATACTGCTTGTCATTATACACAAGAATCTTTTCAGCGTCCACATCACGAGTACCTGAAATCCAGTACACGTTTCTCAGTATTCCGCAAATATCTATTGGATCATTTGTTTGTAGCATTACTGGAATAAGTAGGAAATTGTCTTGATTGACTGCATTTTCAACATAGTTTGGAATAAGTGACCTATTCTTTGCATTATATGGAAAGATAGTTCCTTTTGAAAGATAGCTGAGATCTCTTGTAAAATCAAACTGTCTCCAAACACCATCTGCACGCCTTAGATAACCACTACCATCTGATGGAAATATAAAACTACCCTGCTTATTTGATGACCACCTACCACCTTTTGAGGTTGTGTTTCCAGCAACATACATTGGGTATGGAAACTGTCTTTCACTTGCTATTGGATTAAGAAACCCTAAATACATACTTTCATACTGAATACCAATACGAATAACAACAATAAGTCTGTAAGTATCTACAAAAATCCAATAGTAAAATCTCTCATCTAATGATGTAGTAAATGCAGGTTGTAATCCAAGTTCTTCTGTACTAGAAATCTTAATCCACTGTTGCAACGATCCAGGTTGTTCCCATATATGTAGCTTTTCATCTACACCTGTCATACTGTCTATGAATAGAAGATTTCTATTCTTTGTATCTGCCTTAATCTGAATATAGATTTTATCTGTTCCATCACCAGAACCTTCCCAAATACAGTGAGTTAGGTTTCCATCGTTATCTCTGATTGGAATGTGTTGTACCCACCCAACTTGTGTTAGACATTCGTC